TATGGCAATTACAGTAGCTTCAAACTTTGCAGGTAAGGCAGCAGGATTCTACATCTCAGCAGCTTTAAAAGCATCAAACTCGTTAGACTATCTAACAATGATAGAAAACATTAAATTTAAGAGCAACATCCAAGCCTTAAATCAAACAGTAAATTCTGTTGTGGACGCAACGTGCGACTTTACAGCAGCAGGAACTTTAGCTTTAACTGAAAAAGTATTAGAGCCTAAAAACTTACAAGTTAATATGGATATTTGCAAGGAAACTTTACTTTCAAGTTGGGAGGCTTTACAAATGAGAGCAGGAGCAGGCGCACCACCACCTGCATCTTTTGATGATTACGTTATCTCTTATATGGGAGAAATTATAGCACAAGCAACTGAAGATTCTATTTGGAGTGGTACTAATGTAGCAGGACAATTCAATGGCTTCTTAGGAGCTGTAACAGGGCTTTTATTACCGGGACCTGATGGAACAGTTGTTCAAGATGGTGCGGCAGCAGTACCTTATTCAGCAGGAAATATTATTGCTAACTTACAGTCAGCAGTAGCTGCAATTCCTACAACAACTTTAGGAAAAGAAGACTTACATATCTATATGAGTCAAAGAACTTACCAATACTATATTAGTGCAGTATCTACTTTAGGATATGTAAACGCTTACAATATGAATGGAGATTACCTTCCAATGTTTGAAGGGTACAAATTGGCTGTTTGTAATGGGATGGAAGAAAATCAAATGGTAGTAGCTCAGAAGTCTAACTTATTCTTTGGAACTGACCTTTTAAGTGATGCTACAAGAATCAACTTGATGGATATGGCAGCTTTGGATGGTTCAGACAATATCAGAATGGTTGCTCGTTACTCAGCAGGTGTACAAACAGGTACAGGAGCTGATATCGTAAGACAGTCTTAATAAATAAATAATACGGAAGGAGGGGGTAAAACCTCTCCTCCCTTAACCTAATAAAAAACAATAAAATGGCTTGTACGCTAATTACCAAAGGTAGGGGACTCGACTGTAATAGAATCAGTGGTGGAATCAAAAATATTTATTTTGCAGTTTTTGACCAAGTTACTTCTATACCTCAAACAGCAGGAGAAATTACAGACTTAGAAATGGGTTCTAATGACCTATATAAATATGTTATGCCTTTAGGAGTATCAAGTTTAACTGATACTATCGTGGGCTCGAGAGAAAACGGAACTATTTATTACACACCAATTATTAACATAATACTTAACAGACTTACAAAAGCAGACCAAAACGAGGTAAAGCTTTTAGGAGCAACTAGAACTATAATCTTTGCAGAACTTAACGAAACACTAGCTAATGGACACAATGTTATTGTAGGATTAGGTTCAGTTAATGGAATGGAACTTAACGCAGGTACTATGGACTCAGGAGCAGCTTGGGGGGATAGAAATGGTTATACATTGACTTTTGACGGAATGGAAGCATTACCTTTTGCTATGGTTGCAGACTATACTACAGTACCTTTTGATAATTCTGCATTTACCTTTGGAGCAATAGTTACATCTTAATTAGTATTCTTTTATATATTTCTTGAATGAGGGTGGCTTAATTGCTACCCTTTTTCTTTTCCAAATAAAAACTAACTTTTTCTATTATATACTATGCTTAAAACAAACTATCAAGATAATGTATATATTTTTTATCTTACTTTAAAGGACGCTGAACAGTATAATGCATTTGGAAGGTTTCCTGTACCTATTGTTGGTGATAGATATTTGTTTAAGTTTACTAATGATATGTCAGGAGCAGTTAAATGGGCGTACAGTAAAGTAATAGTATTAAACGATAGGTATGCTAAGGTTGAGATTTACAATACTGTCTTACAATCTGAAAACATATATGAGGGTAGAGTAAATTTTGAGGAAACAGGATATTGGAAGTATGAAGTATTTTGGATGTATGCAGCAATTAAAGTAGGTAATCCAGATTGTGATTTATTTAATCCGTTAGAAAGAGGAACTTGGGAATGCACTAATTCATCAGGAACAGTTATTGATAGTGGTAATTTAGATGTTGATACTTATGAAATTACAGGTCTTGTTGCTGATACATATACTATAAAAGAATATTCGACTTGCAATCCCCCACCATTTAATCAGCCTTCTACTTATGTTAATACATTGACACAGGTTATAGGTTCTGAAGTTTGTGCTTCATCAGGAATAAGAGAATTATTTTTTAAAAATGTAGTTAGAAAAAGTGATTCAACAGTATTTTACATTGAATCTAATGCATCAGTTGGTCAGGAAATAAGATTTGTTGGTAATTTTTGGGCAGGAAGGACATACTCTTATATTGTAAAGACAAAGCCTGAAGATATTGTTATTGAAGTTGCAGCAATTGAATCAAATATGAATAGTGGTTTAAATCCAACAGATTTAGAATCGTATCAAGTACTTCTTTATGATGGAACAACACTTTTACGAGATTATACTGATGACGGAACAGTAGGAGGTAGTTCTTTTACTGCAATAAAGAAACCTATAACACGAAGGTTAGCTAAAATTATAGCGTGGAATAATGAATGGGAAGTGGCTTGTAGTTTTGGAAATCCTTTAGGAAGTATCTTCTTTACTTTTAATAATACAGGAAATTCTCCTAATGGTGGTTATATTACTGAATTTGAAGCACCAATAGAGATAGGAAAACTATTAATAGAAGAACCACTAGGAGATGAACAAGTAAGATATACTCAACACGAATCACCAAATGACACAAATTATATATATAACGATTAAATTAAAATTATGGCAATAGAAAATGTACAACAACTCTTAACAGAGCAATTAGGAAAAAATAGATGTGATGTAATAACGACTACAGCTATGTCAGGAAAAGACTACTATGCAGTTCACTTTGTTACTGAAAGTGTAATAGCTTCAATCACGGCTTCTAACATTCAAACAGGAACAGGAAGTGCAGCCTCTAGTCTTCATACGACTATGGCAGCAGGGACGACTTTATTTCTAGCAGTTTCAGCAATTACTTTAACAAGTGGTTTAGCAATCTGTTATTATGACCAAGTAGTATAATGTTAGCACTTAAACAAGCATTAAGTTTAGTATCAATAAATTCTTTAGGAAGTTCTTGGACACCTACTGATGAATCTACTTTAGAGGCTTGGTATCAGTTCAATGTAGGAATAACTTTAAATGGTTTAAATGTTTCTGAATGGGCTGACCAATCTACCAATAGTAGAGATATGGTTCAAGCAGACACAGCTGAACAACCTGTTTATAATGGAGGAGCTATAACTTTTGATGCTAGTAATGATACTAACTTACAGACAACAAGTCAAATGTCTTTTGGAGATGACTTTACTTTAGGAATAAAAATGAATCCTACATCTACTAATGGAACTTTTGTAGCTGACAATACCACCGCCAATGAACTCTTTAAGATTTCATCTTCTGATAATATTACTATAAAAATAGATGGAAGTGCAGCTGTTATAGGGTTAGATTCAGGAACATTTGGTGATGACTATGTTGTTATAAGTAGAGTTTCAGATGTATTTAGTTTATATAGAAATGGAGTATTACAAACTGCAACAGTAACTTTAGCAGGAACTATTGATATTGATTCAATAGGAATTAGAAGAACTGATGTCAATGGTTTTTCAGGAAGGATAAAAGAAGTGCAAATTTATAGTACTTCAAATGCAACACTAACTGCAAACATAAACGCAAGACTTTCAACTTTATAAAATGGATAAAATAATTTCAGTAGATTTAAGCACTTCAACAGCACCTTTAGTACAAGAGGTTAGAGGAAAGGATTACATTGAGTACGGAGATGCTAATGGCGAATGGAGAAACCTTTACCCACAGTTCTTAATTGACCTTTACTATTCAAGTTCTATAACGGCTGCAATCGTAAACGCTACTGCTGAAATGATTAGTGGAGAAGACTTAGTCATAACAGATGAGGAAGATAGAGATGAAGAAGCAAGAGTAAAGTTACAGAACTTTATGAATAACGCAAACGGAAATGAAACACTACACGAGGTCTTAAAAAAGGTAGCATTTGACTTTAAGCTTCAAGGAGCTTTTGCTCTTAACATAGTTTGGTCAAAAGACAGAACACAGATAGCTGAGATTTATCACATTCCAGTCGAAAAAATTCGCTGCGAGCGTCCTGATGAATTTGGCAAGACTAGAGGTTATTATGTATCAGGAGATTGGGCAAATACAAGAACGAACAAACCTTACAGAGTTCCAGCCTTTAATGTAAACGATAGAACTTCACCAAATCAAATATTATATACAGGTCTTTACAGTCCTAATATGAATTCATATTTTACAAGTGATTACATTTCTTGTAATAACTGGGCTTTGATTGATTCTAAAGTTTCAGAGTTCCATCTCAATAACATATCTAACGGATTTACAGGTTCGTTTATGATTAGCTTCGCAAATGGAATTCCGACCGCTGAGGAGAGAAATCAGATAGAACAAAGCTTAGAACAAAAATTCACGTCAGAAAAAAACGCAGGAAAATTTGTCTTGACGTTCTCAGACGATAAAACAAGAGTACCTGAAATAACATCTATTAGTCCATCAGATTTAGACAAACAGTACTTGGCACTCCAAGAACTTCTGACTAGTAACATCCTCTCAGGGCATAGGGTTACTTCTAAGACACTTATGGGCTTGGATAGTGCTAATGGGTTCTCAAGCAATGCAGACGAGCTAGCAAACGCTAGTAATTTTTATCTTAATACTGTAATTTCTCCGTTCCAAGGGCAAATCTTAAAAGTATTACACAAAATATTCCAAGTTAATAATATGGATATGCCTGTTCAGTTTGTACAACTTAAACCAATAACTATACAATTTGATTCTAAGACTATTAGGGAAGTAATGACGCAAGATGAAATAAGAGAAGAAATTGGTTTACCACCTTTAAATGAAGAAGAATCTGTTGAAATAAAAGAGGAGTTTGCAAAAGTAGGAATGATTGACGGAAAGCCTGTTTTTGACACCATAGAAGAAGCCTTAACAAGTGCAAAGACTTTAGGGTGTGAAGGGTATCACGAACACGAATACGAAGGTAAGACAGTCTATATGGCTTGTGAAGGTCATACAGAAGCTACAGA